GACGGGCCAGCGACTGGATCGAGCAAACCTGTACCGGAGCCATCTTGTCCATCGGCGTCCCGGAGGCGACAAGACCGGCAGGTACTTCGGCTTCGGCCAGTTTGATCAGGCTTTGCCGCAGGATCTCGCGGCGGTGACAGAGGAACCACGCAGTGAATCCTTTATCGACGCAGTTTTTGAGGAGCGTGGCGGCGAGGACGGTCTTGCCGGAGCCGGTCGGAGCCTGAAAGATCATGGAGCGGGCACCGGCGCGTCGGAGTTCTCTGGCTTCGGCGTACATCGCCTGTTGATAGTCCCGTAGTTCCAGACTCACCGGTTCCACTCCTCCGCAGGGGAGCCATCATCCACCCGCGTTTGGTTTAATTCAATCGAAAATTTTGGTAGTGGGGGAAATTGCGCAAATCGCCGCTCATGCACGTTGGAAAAAGAAAGACTAGGCCTCTGCTACTCCAGGGTCAGGCATGGCGGCACGGGAAAGGTCGTATGCCTGTTGTAGGTTCATGAAGAATTCAGCCGGTACGTCGAAGGCTTCACCCAGAGCCCTCGCCATATCAGGGCTGATACCACGCTTGCCGGACAAAATAGTGTTCAAGGACTGCTCTGGAACTCCAAGAATAAAAGCCAAGTCCCTAGCAAACAATCCTCGCTCTTCCATTTCCTCTTTCAGGTAGAAACCCGGATGCTTAACCCAGCCCAGGCCGGCACGATACATGTCCACGATTGCCTTCCGTACTTCCGGCTGGATAGTTCGATTACGCGCCATCCCGCCCCTTCTCCTGCTCTAAGGTTTCGATCATTTGGCACCTTTCGCTTTCTGGATGGCGGCCTTCGCTCGCTGAACTAATAGGCGTGTGTCCTTGTACGGAGTCTCCGCCATTTCGACGAAGTCCTCACACGCCTCCAGCAAATCCGGCGCAGCCGCGATCAAGCGGGCGTTGGCTTCGTCTTCAGGTGTGCGTTCTTTGATGTTCAAGCCCCTCGCATAGGCGATGATGCGAAGCGGATGCTCTTCAAGTGCGAATACTTGGTAGCCTTTAGCGGTCCACGGTCCCGGAATTGATTTAGCCATGACGTTTCTCCAACCGAGTCACTTCATAAAATGGTGTGCGCTTCATCTTTCCTCCAGTTCTTTCAAGGCTGCGGACTTCCAGCAGTCGCACTGAAGACTATGCCCATAGTGAGACGCACAGTCATGGGCATGTCGGCCATGGTTAAGGACTTTCTCCTTCACCCTCGCCAATCGCTGCTCCAGGTCGGATATGCGCCTCTGCTGCCCTTTATCATGATCGTCGAAGTGCGCAAAAGCATGATCCCCGCAGAACCATGCTTTGCAGTAGTAGCAGCGGTATTCGCCAATTCGCGTAAAGCCGCCCAACTGCCCGAGCATGGATTCTGAACAATCCGCACAGTTGCCCCGAGATTCCTTCGCCAACCGCTGCTCTAAATCTTCCTTCCCGCAGTCGGTTGGTGCAATAAAGCGACCATCTTTGGAATCCGTGCGTACCTTGCAGCGTGGACCGTCATCATTGAATTTGCGCTCCCATTGCTCGGCGCGGGCCTCAGCCGCTTCTGCTGACCGCTCCGCTTCCTCTGCGCGGGATTCGGCGGCGTTTCTCTTTCCAGTGATCTCTGCAAGTTTCGGCTCCAGACCGTCTCGCAGCGCCTTGTAGCTTTCATTTAGTGCGATAATCGCGCGAGCTTTTCTAGCTATGTCAAATTCAGCCTGCTTCAACTCGGCTTGAAGTTCACGAATGTGTGAACCGTGGGCCTGACAGTCGGCAAGGAGCGTATCAATTTGCTCCTGCGCCTGCTTCAACTCGGCGCGGGATTCGGCGGCGGCGAGCTTGGAGGTTAAATCTATCCAATCGCCTAGTTTTTTACCCGCCACATTCAGATCGCGGAGTTCTTGATTAGCGCACTGGGCCTGCTTCAACTCGGCGCGGAGGGTGTCGATCTCGGCAACGTGACAATTGCACGGTTTTTGGCCTGTCGCTGGACGTCCGAATTCTGGCGGTCGATCGTAAATGTCACACATTGAATCGTGACTGAATTCCTTCCCCAGTCTCATGCGTTTTTCTCCCAATTCCACAACCGCCGATTTCCCTTAGCTGCGATCGGATCATTGAATACCTCAACCAGTTCGGTGAACCATGCGTAGCGACCATCTTCGTAGTTGCCGAATAGGAGCTCGCGCTGGCCGAGAGTGGCGCGGACTAATGCGGTTTCTTCGATAGCCACCAATTTGACAATACAGAGGATGGCCCCGTAGGGTATCGCTTGAATCGCATCATCGACATGCGGCCCAGATCTCTCGTCTCGATCGCGTCGAACATTGAATACATCGGCGAGTTCGTCGCGGAACAGTTTCTCGTGTCGAGAGGCACCTAGCCATTTCGGCGGCAGTTTCGCAGCGGCATGGATTGCTAGTTCTCCGCGATAGCTAGTAGACCATGATCGCGTCTCCACCTGTTTTTCCCCCAGCGTAACGAGCGATGCCCAGGGTTGCCATAAGGTCAATGCTTTCATTTCCTTTTCTCCTCTGCTTCCACGATGGCGCGGGCGATGGCGAGCGGGAGGGTCGAGTCGCTGACTCCAAGTTCGAACTCGGTCGCCGGATTGTATGCCCAGATAACAATATGCTCTTCGAGCCTATCCTCTGGATTGGAAGGGCTGATCTGCCATTCCAGTTTGTGCTTCTTCACCCACTCCACAAAGATCGGCCACGCGATGCCGATCTCGGACTCGATGGCGGGGAGGCCTGCAATATTCGCCAGCCGAACGCCGCAGCCGGTCACGCATCCATTCTCTTCACCGCACCACGGGTGATGCCAGAAGCGGTCGCCGTGATGCCACCCCAGCGCCTCGCAGCAAGCCTTACGTAATTCGAGTCCAGTGAGATTGTTTTTACGTGCCATGCGATCTCACCCCCGCTCCTTTCCTTGTTCGGACTGAAGAGTGGATAGTTGCTTTTCCAGTTCGGCAATGCGCTTTTCGTCTTCCTCGATCATCAATAGATGCTCTTGGCAATGCTGCTGCCGATGTTCAAGTTCAGTGCGAAGATGGCAGAAGCGTAGATCGAACTTCTTGCGGAGTGTCTCGACCTCCGCCTTCAGCCGCGCATTCTCCTGCTCTAAGGTTTCGGTCATTTCGTCCTCGACTTATCACGTCGCTTTCGGTTCTGTCGCACGGTGAGAAAGGCGAAAATGGCCATTCCACAGCAGCAAACGGCGACCAGTGAAAGAGTGAATAGTTCAGTCAAGGATAATGGAGGCAGCATGTCTGAACTTGAGACCGCAAACAGCAAAAGTAAAATGTTCATTTCTCCTCCAATTCTTTCAAGGCTTTTCTGGCCGTGTGGGTATACGCGCAGAAATCATCTTTGGCAACAAGGTCCAACACTTCCCTCACCCTCGCCAACCGCTGCTCGGCCTGCTCTGCGCGACGAATAGCGGTATTAAGTTCTTCCTTCGGCACCGAACATCGGAGGGCGGCACGGCACGATTCGCGATGTTCTTCTAATCGTTTCTCGGCCTGCTCGGCGCGGGATTCGGCAGCTAGACAGCGAGCGTGCAAGTTGTCGATAGCCTCAGCAATCTCTGGATAATCCTCTCGAATCGCGTTAGTCGCTGCACCGGAAATCGACCCACAGTAAATCTCGACTGCGGTGACGATCTCCTTTCGTAACTGCTCTGCGCGGAATTCGGCGGCGGCGAGTTGCCGTTCCAGTACGTACCGCGGGCCATGTGATCTCACCCCGCTCCTTCCCTTTTGGGCCATACTTGCTCCATCGCGAACTTACTAATGGAAATTCCAAAAATGTGCTCAAAAACCACACACGCCTTCGCATTCTTCCGTGAAATGGTTGAACTCCATTCCAATAAGTTGCCCTTGCAGGCCACGAATTCGAGCGAGTTCTTCCTGTTCAACACGCTTGGCTTCAATGAGCGCGGGAAAGTCGATCTCGCGGAGCGGCTTGCAGGAGTTATGCAAGAACAATTCCTGCCGCATTTTCCTGTTAACGATGCGGCCCGGAATGCGAAGCCCTTCATCGATCTCCAAGATTTGCGGCCATTCGATCGGATCTTGGGAAAGTTCATACCATTCACGGTCAGAATGGTAAGGGCATTCCTTTGCAGGCGGATCGCCTGACACGATGAGGAACAATCTGCTGAAGGAATGTCTCGCAACTTCCACGGGTCCAGCCAATTCCGATCAGCGGAAACTCAACGGACCATCGCGGCTTCTTCGCGAATCGGGCACGGAGTCGGTTAGCCCTGCCACCCTCGTCCAGACTCATTCCAATGTACTGAGTAACCGTAACATCTTTCGGCAACGGTCGGCGTGGAGCAAGCCCAACGACCTTGTAGCGGATCGCCTGCTCAATCGGGACTACTTTGTATTCCTTGGAGCACTGGCGACGTGTGCGGCCCTTCTTGCCTTTCTTGGAAACAGTGAACGCCGGAATGGACGCAAACCGCTGACCGGTCGAGTTCTCTCCTCTGGCAAGGTCAGTGCTTATGCAACCCTTGGTTGGGCGGAGAATTGGCAGCCTGTCACCGAAGTTGGCCTCAAGCCAATTCAAGTGCTCATAGACCCAATGGGGTTCATCTTGGGTATCGGCGAAAATCGCGACCTGGGGACGGGGATACTTGTCGCCGTCGAAATGGTTCAATGCGAATTTCAGATACAGTGTCGTGCTCTGCACTCCGGCCCCAAGGCTGAGAACTCTAAAGTCACGCATTCGCCCGTGCCTCCCTTCTCTGATCATCAATCAAGTCGCACGCCTTCCGCCTCAAATCCAGTCCGGTCAGTTCGGTCACCGTGCCTCCTTCTCGATAAGCGCGAGCATCGGATTAAACTCATTGATTGCTTGTGTCAATATACTACTTAACGTAAGTAGTTAAACTAGACTTTATGCTTGACAATAATATGGATTTCGGGACGTGTATCCACACTTAGTCCACCGGTAGAAGGTACAAATAACGTCATGCGCTCCGTTTCTTGGCTTTCTTGGGTTTCGGTTGCGGTCCGGCCTGCAGTTTCTCGACGATCTCCCGTTGGAATGCCGGTAGCCCATACGTCCCGTCGACCATCGCTTGGCCAATCTTCGCCAGTACGTAGGCGTCGGCCATGTTGTTGTCAGTGACGTCGAGACCGTAGCGCTTGTAGACCTCCTTCAGGACAAGTTCCTTCTGACCGCCGGCGCCGCTGCCAGTCAGGAACTTCTTCAGGATCGTCGGTGCGACAATCGTCGGCCCGCCCAGGCCTCCATTTTCTGACCAGAGCGCGTAGCGTATGATGCCGCCGATTTCCGCAAGGTCTTCGCGATGGAAACTTGCACCGTACGCGTAGCCCTCGATCACGACAAAGTCAGCGAAGACGGTGAATAGCATGACGGAATCGCGGATGTACTGCCAGTTGCGGAACTTACTATAATTAGCCGAATCGCCCGGCTCAGGCTTTGGCGGGTGTAACCGAATGACCACGCCGTCAATTGTGCTGACGTAATCGAACTGATCGACGTACAGCATCGCCCGCTTGAGGCGGTCGGGCCCTTCGCGGCAGACGAGCGCCAGCCCGGTTCCGGTCAGTGACAGATCGACTCCAAGAACACTAGACATTAGATTTCCTTTCCCAGTTCCAGAGCATTCGATTTCCCTTCGCCGGGATCGGCTGCTCGAAACGCTCGACTAATTCAAGGAACCACGCATACCGTCCATCCTCGTAGTTACCGAAGATGTTTTCCCGGATGCACAAAGTCTCACGCACTTCCTGCGTCTCCTCGATGCCGACCAGGCGCACGATGCAAAGGATCGAACCGTACGGAAGTGACTGAATCGCGCCATCCACGTGCGGACCGGACCGATCATCACGGTCTCGGCGTACGTCGAATACGTCCGCAAGTTCATCGCGGAAGGTTGGATCATGGCGGGAGGCCCCGAGCCATTTTGGCGGCAATTTAGCAGCAGCGTGGATGGCCAACTCGCCGCGGTACTTCGTGGTCCAGCATCTGGTCTCGACCTGCTTCATGCCAAGCGCGACCAGCGATGCCCACGGCTGCCAGAGCGTCAGCGCCTTCATGTCTTCTTCCGTTTCTTCTGCGCCGGCCGTGGCCGACAGTCCGCACGCGATGTGACCAACCGGACGATCCTGAAGTAATCAGTGGCGACGATCTTCGTTTCCTCGATCGTGAGCCGCTCGTATCCCAACAGGCAGACGAATTCAGGGGGTTCCTGCGTCAGCCCAACCGGATAGGAATGCTCCGCGCAGACGCGAATGCTTTTCATACTTTCTCCACGGTCGACACGCCATCGACCTTCTTCACGACGAACGGTTCAAGGATCGGCGACATGCCCTTCCGGTTGTCGAGGAACTGCTCCTCAGACATAAACGTCATGATCACGACCGCCTGATCCAGGCCGGCCCCGACGATCATCCGCATCACCTGACTCCGCGCTTCCGGCGTCAGCAGTTCCGCGTCATCGACGATGATAAAGTTCAGCCCGGTCAGTTTGGCCAGCGCAATCTGGAACGGGATAGCCATCCGGAAACGCTCCGACCGGGAAATCCGGCTGATCGGCCGCCGCCCCCAGAGTATTCGCCACGGCTCGACCTGGATGGCCAGTTCGAAGCCGAGCGGCGCGAGGTTCTGATTGATCTGCGTCACGAAGCCGCCGATCCGTTCGTCGATGAGCTTCACCTTGACGCCCTTCGGTCCAAAGAATTCGACCAGTTGCTCCAGTTGCGACACTTCCTTTTCGAGGCGTGCCCGCTTTTCGGCGACGGCCGTCACCTGCCGCGCGCGTTCCACCCAGGAGACGGAATCGGCAAGCCGTTTCTCTCCATTCAGGATCCGGTCCCGCAGGACTTGAATCTCGCCGTCGATCGCCCGCGTGTCGGTGACGAACGCGTCTGGTAGTCCGTCGAGTTCATTGGTGACGGCGGTCAATTGCTGACGTGAATGCTCGTACAGGCGGATCGCCTCTTCCTGCTTGTTGACGGCGGCGTAGGCCTCATTGAATCCGGTCTTGTCGTCGCGCTTTCTGCCGAGATCAGCCAGTTCAGCCTCGAGTGCGGAGACGTCCGTCTTGAGTTTGGTGCGCACTCGCTGCTGGGCCTCGAGGGCCGCCTCCATATCTTTCGCTGGCGCAGGGCACACATGGTCGCCGGCAACGCATCGACCGTTGAACTTCGATAAGAGTTTGACGTTCTCGTCGCGGGAGAGAATCTGGGCACGGGCCGAGATCACCTTCTGCTCGACCGCCGTATACAGTTCGGCGTAGTGACTCGTCGCGTCGATCTCGGCCTGCAATCGCTCTTTTAATAATTCAGCCAGCCCCGGCCTCTCCATCGCGAGGAGCCTCTCGCGCTCACGCTTCAGCCGCTCACGTGTCTTCTCGGTACCCGACGACACATCTAGGCGCGCCCTCGCCGCGACCTTCGTCTCCAGTTCCTTGCGCAGCGTCTCGAGCAGCGCCCGGATCTTATCGACCGGCGGAGCCTCACCCTCCGGCGCACCCGGCGGTTTCAGATCTTTGAGTTCGCGCTTCACGACCGTCCGCCGCTCGAACGAGTACTGGTACGCGTTCTGGATAGCGGCCAACGAGTTGATCGGGCCGGTCAGCAGTTTGAACGCCTCGCTGGCATCGCCGTCGACGTTGAACAATTCGACGACCTTCTCCGGAGTCACATCGGCCCCGATTAGCGAGATGATCATCTCCTTCTGGGTGGCCGGTTCCATGTCGAAGAACCGTCCGACGTTCAGGATGGCCGACAGCATGTCTTTGGTGACGTTCAGTGCCCCGGAGACGGCCCGGTCCATCGCGTCGACGTTCTGCATCGCCTGATCGTCGAACGACCACGTCTGGCCCATGGCGGACTTCATCCGCGTGAACCTGCCACGGTCGGTCTCCATGGTTACCGTGAGCGCGGCGCCCTCTGGAAACAGATCGTGGATCAGTTCGTTCCTGTCGTCCGTGCGCTTGCGGTAATAGCCACAGTCGCCGGTCAGGACGAATTCGACGGCCTGGGCGATCGATGTCTTGCCGGTACCGAGGTAGCCGACGACCATCGCGCAGGGCTGGGAGAATTCCAGTTCGGTTTGAACGTGAGAAGAGAAGTTTTGCAGTTTGAGTTTTCGAATCTTCATTCAAATATCTACCTTAAAGTGAGACAGCGGTCGGGAGAACCACGCGCCGCTGTCGCTTAAGTTCTCCGTCTCCACGCTGAACAGCACCGCACCGGTCCATCTCGATTTGATTTCGATCTTCACGTTAGTTCCCTCCAAGTACGGCTACAAATTTCATACAACGCTCTTCGCCCTCGCCGATCAGAATCTGAAATAGGATGACCGCATCTACTGGCGGCAATGAGGTCGGCAGGTAGTATCGTCCGTTGGTCCGCTTGCACAGCGTGGCATCAACGTCACGAAACGTCTGAATGTCGTCTATCCACGGCCTCGGGTTGCCGACGATACTGAACTCGAGCTCGGTGATCAGCATTGCTCGAGGATTAATCGATTCCGTCATCGTCTTCCACCTCCAGAGGGTCGCCGCTTTCAGACCAGAACGTGAACTTCGTGCTACTCGTGTCGCGGGCAGTCTTCTTCGCCTCGGTCACGTAGTCCGGATAATCGCGGCCGATCCGGCGGATCTCGCTGGAGTCCACCGCCAGCGCCCGGTTCGGATCAAACCCATGCTTATCGTTTAGTCCTTGGATCGTCCGCACCTTGTACGCCGTGCGGTTCTGCTTCTTGAATCCAAGCCTGAGATCGCTCCCGGCCTTCATCACCGGCCCCTCGGTGAGCGCGTAAGCTCGCAAACTCGCCATCATCCTCGCCGAGGCCTGGCGCATCGCGAAGACCTGCTGGGCCATCGCGGAGGCGTGCTCGGCAGATTTGATCTGGCCGATCGACTGCTCGGTCAATCCCCGTCCAACCAGCGGGCATTCGAGCCGGCAGTAGGCGCACTTGCTGTTCACCTCCGCCGGCCATTCGTCGCGCTCGAACGCTGTCTCGAGCCGCTGCACCTGATTCCGGATGAAGGAATCCATCCGCGCAAACTGCTCACGTTCGAACGTGCGAGACCGGAAGATTCCCCAGCGAACGAAGTCGAGCGTGAACGTGATCGATTTAAGATCCGGCATGATCTGCCAGAGCATCCAGGGATAGACTACCGACTGGATCGTCGTCGGGTTGAATACGCCGAAGTGCGACTTGTAATCGAAGATCTCGGCGTGGCCGTCCTCGATCTCCAGCCGGTCCAGATCGCAGGAATATCGGTGGTCCCCGTGAAAGCACGGCGTGCCGTCAGCGTTAAGCCGGATCTCGTACTCGGTCGCCACGATCTTCGACGGCTCGAACACGCGCTCACGACTCCACGGTAAGAACAGGTCGATCGCGTCCTGGTTCCACGTGACTACGCCAGAATTGGAAGCGATTCGGTCGGCAGCCTCCCAGTCCATCTCCTGCTGCGTCGCGACGAGATAGTCCACGTAGAGTTTGCCCATCTGATGAAAATCGGTACCACGCTGCGCGAACTCTGACTCGAATTCCTGAACGCCTTCAACGTGGATCTTATGAAAGCGGTAAAGACATCGGGCGGTCTCGAGAGTGCTTTGTCGGATAACTGGCCTGATTGACATCGGCGGTAGACTAACAGGAAAAAAAATGGCGCGCAATTTAATTTTTTAAACTGCGCGCCCGTGCGGTTTAGAACGTGAATGTTCCTAGATTCGGCTCGGCTGGCGGGGCCGGTTTCGGCTCTTCCCTTTTCTCTGGAGTGGGCTGCTGGGTCTGGACCGGAGCCGGAGTGCTCGTGGCTGGCGGCACTTCCGCTGCCTTCTTCGCTGTACCCTTACGTGACCGTGCCGGAGCCCGCTGTTCCGCCGCAGTCTCCACCTTCGCGGCAACCAATGCCTGCAGTCCGGCCTTCAGGTTGTGCGGTTGGACGACGATCTTCATATAAAACTCCTGCGTCGCTGACGCCGAGAGCTTCAGCGACGCGACTCCGTTCCCGAAGTCGGTGATCCATTCGCGGATCGAGGCGATGTCGCCCTTGAGCGACTGATAGAGCCGCTCCTTATGCGCCGGACTTAGCCCGAGCGAGTTGAAGGCGAGCGTAATCGCCTGATCGTCGGCATCTGGTTCCGGCTTGCTGGCTGAGGCCGTCCGGTTCTCCGGGAAGAACTCTGACGTCATCTCTGCGGCCCTCTCTGCCTCTGGGGTCTCTTCGATCCTGGCACCTTCGACATCGATAGCATCGTCCTCCGCATCCACCGCCTCGGTTAGCATCCGGCGCCCGGTCGTCAGCGACTTCTCGTACGACGCCGATCGTTCCAGAAGAGCCGGCACCAGTCGGCTGTAATCCTCTTCGCGGAACTCGATGTTCACAAAGAACGCCATGCTGCTTTTTGCCTTGCCGTCCTGAATGTACCGGGTCTTGCCTGGTCGCACCACGATCTTCAGCGGGATGCCACGTAGGCGTCCACCTGTGACGGACTGGATCTGCAGAAGCGATGAATGGATTCGCTTGATCGACTGGTAAGAGGTCGTCGAGAGCGCGGCGATACTACCCATCACCGGTCGGTCCTTGAAGATGAAGCGCAGTTCTCCGGTCGGCTTGCACTTGCTGCTCTCGAGCTCCGGACATCCCTCGCCGCACGGCTTCCATGGAATCAGATCCACGCCGGGATACTTCAGGCGCTCTTTCTCCGGCAGGGCGGTCACGCGGCGGAACGCGTCGTCACAGCCATGGCCGGAGCATTTCTTCTCGCTCGTCGCCCACCACGCGTATTCGGTTGGGAAGATCTCTTCGATATCGTCGCTAAGGAAGATGATATCGAACTCCCGGAGCGCCACGCGTATCTGCGAGACGTTGCCCTTGCCGTCATCGACGTCGACGAGCGGCATATAGAGTTCCTGCAGTTGGGCCATGAACTTCTTGTCGTCGACCCACTCGCCCTTCGCGTTACGGCTGCGAATATGGAAGTGGTCTGACTTCTGCGGGAAGTTGCTGTCGGCGGTGGCCGGGATCCCGATCGAAACCTTATAGGCCCGGGTGATCTGGATGATCGGCTGATTCTGTTCGTTGTGTGTGACGTTGCGTATCATTGATTCTCCCCGGTTGGCAGTTCCCGCGCAGCCTTGAATAGGCCCAGTTTCTTGGCCGTCCGTTCGAGCATAATCTGCCCGGTATTCATGACGGAGTAAACGGTGGTACCGACGGCGAGGCGCCGGGCCGGCTCCGGCTTCATCGAGCCATTGTGTTCCCGGATCCAGCGGCACGGAGTCACCGTGCGCTTGCGATTCTTTTTCATGCGCTTTTCTTCTCGAATCTCCGAAGAGCCCGGCGGAGCGCCTTGATGCGCACTTCCGGCAGAGACTCTCCATCACGAGCACGGCGCAGAATGTAACTGTACATTTCTGGCTTTATATGGGCCGCCGCGCTCAGGTCTTGTTTTTTGATACCCAGACGGACACGCAGCGTCTCGATCTCGATGACGACGTCCATGGGCGTTTTCTCGCGCTGCTCCTCGGTTTTGACGATGGTGCTCTCCTCAGACTGGCGCCGATTTGTGGCGGACAATTCACGCCGTTTCATATTGACTGGCACGGTACCACGGCTTGAAGTCTAGTTCAAGAAATTAAACTGGAGAAGCGACGATGAAAGCCACGATGAAAGCCTGCTGCGGAACCTGCGTTCATTTCAATCCGGAAGAGGGGCCGTGCGTGGTCGTGAGCGGACCGATCGTTCACGACGGACTGTGCGACGGCGTCCCGCCAGCTGGCTACGTGCCGAAAGATGCTCCGGCGGCATCGTGCTGAATGCCCACTGGGACCAGGCAGAGGCCAGCATCAGCAGACCATTGACGATCTGAGTCAGCCCGAAGCTCGTCCGTTCCTCGACGTGGCCGAGTCCGATCACGACGGCCAGCGAGCCGAGCATTCCCAGCAGGATGAAGCCGAACCTCAGCCGCGGGTCGAGTTTAACGCGTACGTTTTTTGTAGTTTTCCGCGATGACGCCGGCCGTGGAGGTGTCTTTCTTTTCGTAGTAGTTACAGCAGCCTTCCGGGGCGATCGGGCCGGCGACTTCCGTACATAGGTTTTCTTTGGCATCAAAGTGAGTGCAGCCTTTGCAGTGGAATGGCCCCTGGTCTGGGGGTTGGTACCCAGCTGTCGCCTTAGTTGCTTTAGCGGCCACGGGACCGACCGGCGGAACGCTTCGGCTTGCGCTTCGACATGCCGGCCTCGCTTAAACTGATCGCAATTGCCTGTTTCCGGCTCGTAACCTTCGGCCCGGACTTCGATCCGGAATGAAGATCGCCGGCCTTAAACTTCTCCATCTCTTCCTTGACGCCTTCGCGGCCTTTCGGTACCGGCATCACTCACCTTCTTTCGGAATCGATGTCGGCGCCGCCGGGATGATCACCTTATTCAGGTACTGCCCGAACGACGGTGCCTCGAACGCTGTCTTGGCCACCTCGGGTGTTACCCCGTGGTAATCCCGCTTGGCCCCGCCTCGGAACTCGACCCGCAGGACTTGCTCCAGCGGATCGTAGCCGGCCGCAACGTGGTTACCGGACGCGGACTTCAGTCGCTGCATCTGGATAGGCACTATTTCCCTCCCGTGGCCATGTTGTTCATCATCCGCGTCTTCTCGGTGGACCCGGCGGACGAACCGAAGTAATAACTGAGCACGAGCATCAGGGCCGAGTCGAGCGTGCCGAGGATCCGGCCCACGATGGCCGCCGATGTCGCATCGAGCATGCCCATACCATGGTAGAGTATCCATCCCTCGGCGAGGATGGTCATCGCTACCACGACGCCAGCGAGAACCTTCGGCGTCTGATCATGCGTCGCGATTTCTCGAGCGCGCGCGTTGGCCCGGTCCGCCGCATCGATGCCCAACAGATCGTCGACCTGCTTGAATCCCATCTCCTGCATCTGCAGGGCGAAGTCGTTCTCCACCTTCTTGAGGGCCGCAATCTGTTCCGGCGTGGCATTCGCGACCGCAGCATCGACCTTGTCCGGCGTGAGGTTGTCGACGCCCAGCGCGGATCCGATCGCCCGGCTGGCAATTTGTCCGAGCGGAGGCGGGAGCGGAAGAGCCGCCGACAGGAACGGCAGGGCGGTCTTGAAGATATCTTTGAATCCCATTACTTCGTCGCTTTCAGTGCGGCCTGGATCAGTTCATCTTTGGTGTACTGGGCCGCGAGTTCGTCGACCGTTAGTGGCTGGACCGCCACCTGGACCGGCGGTCCACTGATTAGGTCAGCGGCAATGCGCTCGGCTTCCCTTGCCGCAATCGTCTGCGCGTCTCCTGCGAGATCCGCTGCCGCCGTACGCGTGGCACCGACTGTGTGAACGTACGTGCCGGCCGGCTGCATGTCGATCTGTCCCTGCTCGAGGATCTGCGGCCCGAACGGCGTGGGATAACTATCGCCAGCCTTCATCGGAACCGTCAAAAACACTTGAATTCCTATCGTCATATGTCCTCACTCCGCCGCAATTGATTTGAATTGATCGGCGGTCCAGACGTTGCGGCTCGGCTGGACGCCGTTTGAATGTGGTGGATTCTCGAGGCGGATGCACTCGAT